GCTTCTGTATGAACCCGTCTACTGCTGAGGAGATGGAGGATGGAGCGCAGCAGTACAAGTTGATGTGTGACATGTCTAACTTCTATGAGCGTAACCCAAACGGTCAAACAAAGACGGGGCTTATGTTGGTGTACTTCCCTGCACAGTATTGTCTTGAAGGCTTTGTTGATTGCTTTGGAAAGGCAGTTGTTGATTCCCCCACAGAGCGACAGGTAAGGTTAACGAAGAAGCACTTCCCCTCCAGGGATGATACATTTGTAAAGAATAAGATAGGGGCTAAGCGATACCTTCTTGATCAGCGTAACCAGTTCCTTGCGTCAGGCAAACCGGATGATCTAAGGGCTTACAGGGCATTACAGAGGAAGCACCCCATGAGGTATGCAGAGAGTTGGATAGGCGATAGTGGAGATATGGGCTTCCCAATTATAAAGATTGATTCACGTATAGCTGATATTGAATCCTCATCGGAGCCTCTAGTTGACTATGGTAAGTTTGAATGGGAGAACGGATATGGTGGCAGGGTCAGGTGGGCCCCGTTAGACGAAGGAGACAAGGAAGCGAGGTTTGAGTTCTCATACCACATTAAGAAAGAATTTACCAATAGGATGAGTCGTGCCAGGGTATTCAATGGTATGACTAATCATTGGGAGTGGCATCAGGCGCCACACAATCCAAGGTTCATATTAGGTGCTGACACATTCGAGTTCGACAATAAGAGTGTTGCCAAGGAACGTGCGGATAAGAGCCGTAAGTCTGATGGTGGTATTGTTGGGTATTACCCTTATGATCCGCTTGTTGATGGAGAGAAGGAAAGGGAGTTGTATGATAGTGACCGATTCATTATCACTTACAGGGCCAAGCCATCCAGCACGGATGCTTTCAATGAAGACTTATTGATGGCTGCTATATATACAGGGGCTTGGGTCTACCCAGAGAATAACATAAAGAATACCTGGAAGTATTTTATTGAGAAAGGGTTTGGTGGTTACCTTAAATACGATATCAATATATCCACAGGCAAGCCTAACGAGAAGCCTGGATATTGGGTTGGGGCCGGGACTAAGGATGAGATGTTCCAGTTGCTGCATGATTATATAGAGAGGAACGCTTCAAGGGAGCGTCACCTACCCTTCTTGCGTGAGGCTAAGAATATAAGGGGTCCAGAGTACCTCAAGAACTTTGACCTGTTAGCGGCTGCTGGGGCAGCTCTTATGGGATCAAGGGATATGGGGGTAACAAAATCAGTTACCGAGAAGAGTAACAGGTTAAGGGAGGCTATGGATCAGTTTAAGGAGGTTTTTTAGATTGTTCGTACCTTTGTGCTAAACAGATAAATTCAATATGGCTACTAAGAATGAACCCACATATCTCGACGTCAGTTCGGGCACCTATCAATTCCCAAACAGAGATATCAGTGAGGAAGAGAAGAATACGGCTCAGTATGCTCTTGATTATGCTCAGGCTATTTATCACCGGTATCTCAACGATAAGTGTGGCATTATCTATAGCCGAAGGGATGACCTTGACCTTATAAGGTTGTATGGTAAAGGGTCTCAACCATCCTCTTTGTATAAGAATTGGCAGCACGAACGCGCTAATGATGATGATGATAGTAATGTTCTTAATCAATGGAGGAACAGAAAGTCAAGGGAGGGATGGGAGAATATTAGCCAAGGGGTTATATCCCCACTACCAAGGATACGTTCTGTCTTAAAGGGGTACATTGATCAGGTAGGGCAAGATATCTTTATTGATGCTATTGATCCTTTGTCCAATGATATGAAGGACAACATGAAGTGGCATATGTTCACTATTGCGCAGAACATGGACTTCATAAATGAATATCACTATCAGGCAGGCATTCCCATGGAAGAGCTAGAGTTCCTTCCTGTATCAGAGACGGAGCTTAACTTGTATGAGGCTATGGGTGGTTTCAAGATGAACTATGCCCGTGCCATGGAGCAGATCATCAAGCATACAGAGGAGATATCTGAACTGAACGATAGGCTTGAGGACGAATGGGTGGATGACTCTATTGATCTTGGTGTTATTGCTTCCCGGTTGATATACGATCATAACGCCAAGAAGTACAAGTATAAGTATGTGGATCCGAAGTATCTTGTCATGCAATTTGTGGAGAGCGGAGACTATTCACGAAGCGAGTGGGCAGGATACGTTGAGCCATATACCATATCAGAGCTGAAACAGCTAATGCCTGACAAGCCCGAGGATTTCTTCAGGCAGCTTTCTTACATACATAGAGATCATCATGGTAATAAGGCGGGCGTGTTTAGTGATGATGAGGATTGGGATAATTTTTCAAAGCACTCTCTTAGTAACGGGTCTTTTGATTATGATGATTTCATCGTTGAGGTTCTTGAGGTTGAGTGGATAGATTATGTTCAGAAAAGAAACCTCGTGTATACTAATAGGTACGGACATAAAACTGTTAAGCCCTTGGGCAAGGAGTCTGAGGTTAAGCTTACAGAGAACCAGAAGAAACGTGGCTCAAAAGACTTGCGTACACAGATGCGTAAGCTAAGGGGTGCCAAGTGGGTTGTTGGGACTGACATAGTCTTTGATCATGGTCCCGTCAACATGACTGATCGCCCCAAGAAGAGTGAGGTTATGCACAGCTTCAGGCTGTACACGCTCAGCGATCTTCCCTTAACGGAACAGTTAATACCTATTGCTGATGATCTGGCTATTGCTTGGTACAGGTGGCAGGATGATCGAAACACATTACAGAGGGCAGGATATTCCATTGATGTTGGTATGATGGATAACATCAACGAGGGTGGAGAGGATTGGAACTTCCTTGAGATATTAAAGTTTTGGAAGGATACAAGGTATCTGTTGCACCAACAGTCCCTGAGTGGTAAGTATGAGGGTGGGGGCATAACCCCCATACAGCCCATACAGTCCCTGGTTAAAGAGGCGCTTGAGGAGTTTATCTTTACATGGGATGCTGCTATCAGGCGTATAGTGGATATCACGGGTATCAATGAGGTGATGCTTGGTGGCACGGTCGGTCCCAGTGCTCAGGTTGGCACCACCCAGTTATCTGTACAGGGTGCGGCTAATGTTTTGAAGCCTATCATAAAGAACATAGGTCGTATGAAGAAGGAGTTGGCGGAGTCTGTTATTCGCAGATTACAACTCGCTTTCAAGACCAGAAAGGATATTGCTGACGGATATGCTGATGTAATTGGAGAGGCCGACGTGGAGTTGTTACGCATGGCAGAGAAGGATGCTGTTCAGTATGGCCTACACTTCGAAGATAAGCCTAGTGATGAGATGAAGCGCAACATCCTGGATGCTGCTGCGGCCTCCCTACAGGCCCGCAGAGACGGAAAACCGGGCATCGACATCAGCCAATACCTGTATATCACACAGCAGTTATCATCTGGCGGTAACATTAAAGAGCTTGCCGCTCTATTGGATTACCTTAATGTCAAGTCTGAGAAACAGATTCAGGCTAATAAGGAACGTGATATCCAGATGCAAAATCAGGGCTTGGCTCAGATTGAGCAGCAGAAGCAGCAGAACGAGGCTTCCAAGCAGCAGATGGAGACTAAGGGTAAGATTGCCGTTGTTCAGGCGGAGACTGAAGGTGACCTTAGGAAGATACGTGAGGAGAAGGGCATAGGCAACCCAAATAGCCCGATACAGCCGTCTTCTCCCGCAATAGGTAGCCCAGCCCCACCTGAACCACAAATGGCTAATAACGCTCAATAATAGAGATGAACAGAAAGAAGATAACGGAATGGGCCAAATGGCTTTTATGGGTTGGTGGTTTGGTGGGCATGTTTGTCACTTGGAGGGTAGATAAGGCCAAGGACAGGCTAAGGTATGATATGACTATAGATACCCTGGTTGAAGATGTAAGTGAGATTAAACAGGACGCTAAAGATACTAAGAACTATGTACTCGAAAACAAGGATAATATTACTAGGCTTACTACTATTGCTGAGCTTTTGTCTCAATAGTCAAGATCCAGAGAAAGAGGGTAAGAAGCCTAAGAAGGGAAATGCCTATGTTGTTGTGTCGGACACTGCGACTGTGGTTAGAATGGATACCATAGTTGTTGAACAAAAACAAGTTGCAAATAGGCTTGATTCCCTCATCCTGAAGAATAAAAAAAAGCAATAATAATTTATTGCTTAACTTTGCAAGCAGACAAGAACCATAAACAGAAACAGAATGGCAAAAGGATTATTTAATGAAGGTGATAGCAAGGCTATAAGTCTCGATGATTTGAATGATGGATTGTCAGCCGAGGAACTTAGTAGCCAAGCAGCACCCGAACAAGTTACAGAACCTGTTGAAAAACCTGAAGATCAGCCTGAGGCTGGGAAAGAACAGGAGACGCGGGTAGAGGCTAAGCCCACGGAGACCCAGGCGGAACCAACGGAGGAGACACCAAAGGAAACCGAGACTAAGCCGACAGAGGCTGAAAAACCTAAAGAAGAGGAGCCAGCCGGACAGTTTGATTTTTCGTTCTTAAACAAGACTTTGAATACTAATTACGAGTCCTTAGATCAGATCAAGGCTGACATCAACAAACCGACAATGGAGTCGGAATACGAAGGTGTCAAGACTCAGCTCGAAGAGTGGCAGTCTAAGTACAATGAACTGAATGAGACTTATGAACTGTTGACGGAACAGATTGATCCTAGCAACTATTTTTCTAGCGACGAAGCTATGAAGTTAGAGGCTTTCAAGAAAGAGAATCCTGATAAGGATCCGTCAATAGCACAGAAAGTTTTCTCTACCGAGGACTTGACTTCGATAAACGACCTTGACATGGTGAAGATGGGATGGCGTTTCAACACTCCGACTCTGAAAGGAACAGATAAGGATTTAGAGACAGCCATTGCTGAAGAGCTTAATCAAGACCCCGACACTCCCATTAGTGAGTGGCCTGTATCTGCGCAGAACAGGTTAGCGAGGATGGCCGGTCAATACAGCGACCAGTTTAAGCACATCAAGAATAGTGTTAGTTTACCGGAAAAGATTGACATTGAAGCACTGAAGACTCAGCGAAAGCAGGAGAGAGAGGCGCGGGAGACCGCCCTCACAGACGGATGGGGACAGGTAGCGGAAGAAACGCTAAAAAGCACAGAGAGTGTTAAGGTCCCAATCGGTAAGCCTGCTGAAGGTGAAGAGCAGAAGTTCTTTGTATGGGAGTTAGGTAGTCCACCTGAAGAGGAGGTATCCACCTTGAAGGAAAGGTTTATCTCTATGGGAATAGACCCAAAAGAGAATAAGGATTCTTTCCAGGAGACATTAAACCTAGCGCTCTTCCAAAAGAATGCACCTATGATTTTGCAGAAGTATGGTGAAGACCTGCTTGCGCAGAACGAGGAAAAGCATTTGGAGGAGACCCATAATCCTAATCCCCTTAAGGATAGTGAACGCACTACCATGAGCGAAAAGGATAAGGAGAAAGAAGAACAGACGCGCTTTGCCCGTGAAGATGTTGTTCCGCGCTTCAGGTCGAACCCATTATTTATTAAAAAATAGAAACTAAATATTTATTATCATGTCTGCTATAATTCAACCCGTCACTAGTAATACTCGCGGTGGTGCGTATGGTGCCAATTGGGGCTCGGTTTATTCACTTGAACTTGAACCACAAGTATGGCAAGAATGGTATCAAGCTTTTGGAAAAGGCTTTCAGGTCTTTGATTGGCTTACCATTGCCGGACAAACTGTCAGCGTAAAAGCTCGTGATATTGATGCATTTACCGACCAGGCCATTGAAAAGGCTGTTCAGGTAACTGCTGCTGGTGTGTCCAGTGCGGCACACGCCGCAGGTGGTTCGAGGACTTTTATCCTTAACGCCTCTGAATATGATGATGGAGATGGTGCAACCGCAGTAAGTCCTTATCTGAGGGCTGGCGACACTGTTTTCATGGATCCACAATACACCAACAAGGAGGTTCCTACTCAATGGTATGTTACTTCTGTAGGTGCTGATGGTGCTAACACCACTATCTATCCTCTTGACAGTACCGTTCAGATGACTTCCGATATGGCTGCTAGCACCTACTTCATGGTAGGTCCCAACCTTTCCGGTATTGGAACAGGTCAACCTGGTCCGCGTAAGAGTGGTACCACAAGCGACACTTTCTATACTGCTATTGTAGGTGAGACTGCCGAGATCAAGGGTGGGGTGAATGCTGAGAAGCTTTACCGTAACGACCTTGACAAGTCCGGTAGGAGTACTTTGTGGTCCAAGGCACAGGTAGAAACCGAGTTTCTGCTTAACTCTGGAATAGACAAGGAGATCTTCTTAGGACAGGTTAACTCCAACACCTCTTCCGCAGTTGCTACCGACAAAGATTCCACCAGCCAAGCTGTTCGTGGAACCAAGGGTCTGTGGCATTGGGTAGAGAGTGATGGTATGGAGCAGGCTTATGCCGGTTCTTATGACCTCGCCTACTTTGACCAGATCAAGGAATATCTTCGTTCCCAAGGTGTAACCGATACCACGGTTGCTACTCTTGCAGGAAGTAATCTGTATAAGCAGATTGAAAACACTGCTCTTGATTTCATCAAGGCTTACAGTGGTGGATCTGATCTGATGAGCGGTTATGCTTCTGTCGGAGCAAATGTACAGGAGTTCAAGAAGAATGGTATTAAGCACGAACTGTGTGAGGTGGTATCTTTTGATAACGCCAACACATATGCCGTGATGGATACTTACTTCAGGGATGCCGGTTTGGTTATTCCTAAGTCTCTTGCCACTGTACGTTCAAGCGGAATGGAAGTTGCCGACATGTATGGTAACTCAGCCGGGGATAAGGTTAAGATCCCCAATGTTGTTATCGGATATCTGAACAACAACGGAGAGAACAGGACACGTATGGTACATCCTGTTGCCGGTGTTAACGGATTCGGCTATCCTGCCGTACATGAGTACGACCAGGTTGAGCTCTACTTTAAGTCTGAGTTCATGCTGATCGTCAACCTTGCCAATCAGATGTTGAAGATTGTTAAGGAAGGTACCTTTTAAATACTAAGGTAGTGGGGCTTCGGCCCCACACCTTTTTTTTAGTTAAACAAGAAACAAAGCCAGAAAACTATGTTGTACATTAATGATGAGTTAATCAGTACGCGTAATAAGAAAGAGACTTACGCATTCGCTGATATCGTTGACGATTACCACAAGACGATAAAAGAAGCTGTAGAATACTATGGTGATTTCCTGAATGTAGAAACTAATGTTAGACCACGCAAGGACTCTAAGACTAGAGCCCTTCGCTATCCCGGACCAAGGGGTTTGCTATTGACCAGTACTGTCAATCGTGACCTGGAAGATGGATCTACTGTCACAGAACAGATCAGGTATAGCCCTGTAATGATGAGGAAGGATGACTCGGGTAACCTCATACATGAGAATCCGAATCTGTTGATTCATAAAGGTGTTTTCTCTTTCAAGATTACAGACAATCCAGACCTTGCCTATTTCGTGTTGAAGTGTGGTAAGGTGGGTCGTTCACCTGCTGAGGGGAAGAAGTTCCACCTGTTCGACTCCAAGAAGATCAATACAGAGAACGCTCAACGCAGAAGGCTTGAGGGACAAGTACTCAATCTTATCTATTCCTCGCTACCTGAGGGTAAGCTAAGGACGCTTGCTAAGAGCTTCGGTTTGGCAGAGGTTAACCTGAAGGATATAGAGACTGTTCGTGAGGAGTTGTATGGTAAGCTGACCAATGCTGAGGCTTCCCTTAAGAGGAACCCGAACTCAGAAGCAAGAGGCTTTAAAGCTTTCATTGAGTCTTCCGAGGTGAAGCTACACGATCAGATAGCTGCTCTGTGTGCCGACGCTAAGGAGGCTGAGAGCTTAGTCTTCAATCAGGAAGAGCGCAGGTGGGAGATCAACTACAAGGATGGTGGTGTACCATATATCCTTAAGGAGTTGTCGGGTAATGAGTATGGTGACCCCATGGGCTCCCTTGTCAATTACCTGTTGACGGATAATAACAAACTCAGGAAGGTTGAAGCTGTCATGGGCTTGGCCCAAGATGATGATGCTCCCAAGAAGAAGGGGGAGATAGACTTCGAGCTTACGGCTGTGATGGTTTTAAAAGAGAATAAAGTGCCAGTGCTTAAGAAGTGGTTGAGGACGCTCGATCCAAGCGCTGATATAAAGCAGAACTCTAAGGCGCAACCGCTTAAAGAGGCTCTGTTAGCAAGGATATCGGTAGGATAGTTTCTGGTGGCTCTTGTTTGCTAGGGGGTGGGGAAGAGGTTCTCCGCCCCTTTTCGTTGGTAATTGCTATCTTTGCATTAAAAGATAAGAAATGAATAACCTGGTAAATGGAGACCTGTACAATATGCTGCTTGACCGCATCCGAAAGGATCAGAAGGGGTTAATCAGTCCTGAGGAATTCGAGAGCTTTCTTCGATGGCGCAGCCTTGATAAGTTCAGCAAGACGATAAAGGTGGAGGGTGTTAATAAGTTGAACCATGAGTCTCTTACGCCTTTTTATATTCACCATGAAGACGTAGACATACAGGCTTATAAGTCCACCTATTATGTGTGGCTAAAGGCTCTTCCATCGGGTGTTACAACCACATCAACCACCACCCTTGAGGCTGGGATATACTTATCTTACGATCCCGCTGTATTGGTTAATGTGTGGCACTCTGATTCTCCTGAAGACTTCTCTTCTCTTACACACGTTGATCTTATCAGTAGTGCTGAGTTTTCTGACAGGTTGAATAACGCTATCACCCGCCCAACATCAGATTATCCCGTATGCTATCAAGACCAAGAGAAGTTGCAGGTATTTGGGCTTACCAGTGGTTACATCCTGCTTGATTATTACAGGTATCCCACCCAGGAGTACTTCGACTATTACTTGGATTCTAACGCTAATGTAACCTACCTCACTGAAGGACAAGCTTCGTATACGTTACAATCAGGTGAGGTGGCTAGGGATGGTACCACGGCAGGAGGGTCTGTCACGTCAGCCTCCGTGGATACTGAGTGGGATGATGATGAGGCCTTACAGATATTGGACCTGATAGTGTCGGATGTATCTATTGCTCTTTCTGATCCCGATTCCTTCCAGGCCTCTTTAATCGAACGTAAAGACAACGAATAATGACGAAGATTGAATATATAGACTTCATCCGCAACAGCCTACAGATGGTTGATAAGACGCAGAAGTTCCATGTGGAGCAGGTGGCTGCCGCTATCAACAATGCTGTTAATACCATCTTTTGGGAGATGTATGAGCGTAACCCTAAGGTGATGAAGAAGTCATTAGAGCGGTATACAACTGCCGTATCTAATACTACAGAGGTGGATGCTGTGACTGGTAGGTATATAAGTTCGCTTAGCGTTGATATCGTTGATCTTCCTCGCAAGGCAGGAGGTGTAATTGGGATTATCATTGCTGCTGACGGAGAAGCCGTCACTGCTTTTGTTCCAACCACTGTTCTTGAAGGTGATCAGTTATATGGCTCAGAGGCCTCTCTTCCTGATAATATTATTGCCTTCGCTTTTGAGGGTGCAAGGGAAATAGAGTATTGGAATATGGCGGCTGCCACTAATGTCGTTATACGGCTTATCAAGCAGTTTAGGTCATATGCCTCAACAGATAATTTTCTAGTTCCTTTCGGTCAGGATGAACGGCTGATGGAACTAGTAAGACAATACCTTGGTGTGATACCACCCAAGGACTTGATTAATAACGAAGCTGATACGCAAAGATAATGGCCTATATTTCTTCATTGATACCGTTAGACGCTTTTGTTCGCAGGCTTCTCGCCAAGGAGGGGAAGGATGACGATGACTATTTACGTTACATGCAGATTGCCTGTGATGGACTGCGGGATATGCACACCCACGATTTCTCGGTAGATGTTACAAAGGTGGTCACCGTTAACTCAACAACGAACACTTTCTCTTTCCCCTCAGACTTTGTAAGATATGTGTGGATTGCTACACCTATTGATGGGAGATGGTGGAAGTACACGAGGGATGACGAGATGGTTCCCTTAAAGGATGATGACGATACGGATATTCTATCCAGCCTGCCCAACATCACTTACTACGATTATCCCACTAGCTATGGTGAGGCAGGGGGATATAATAAGTACCTTTTCAAGCCCGACTATGAGAACAGGCGATTTCAGGTATCTGGAGACACTCCTGATATCGTTGTTCTAAAGTATATAAGCAATGGCTTGGATTCGGCTGGAGATATTAATATCCCTGATTATGCTCATTTAGCCTTAGAGGGATATGTAAGGTGGAAAATATTAGATTACGATGGTGGTGCTGAGAGTAAGATATTCAGGCTTAAGGATCAGTATACGAAGTCGAGAAGGATGATGAGGGCTGTACGTAGACCTCCTTTACAGGATATTCGTGACACCCTGTATTCTACTAGTGGTGCCCTGAGGAGGGGTTAAGAGTTTTATTTATAAGATAACAGAATGCCAAAGTTTGCTCAAGAGGTGTATCCTGGCCGTGGAGGCCTAAATTGGGATGATGATGAAAGGT